TAGAATTATATGACCCAGATTCTAGTGCAAAATCATAGACTCTTGACAATCCAATTTCTTTCCCAGGAGAAGTAATGCTACTGACACCAACTCTACTATCTCTTAAACTTACGGTATAATTTGTAGAAATTCCTAAAATTGGAGAACCGTGAACTCTATTCAAAGTGTATGTTGGACCTGTAAAATAATTAACACTTTGATCTTGTAATTCTTTAGTTGTTCTTGGTTTTATGAAATCCAAAAATATTGGAGTAATAGTTTCTACTTCATACCCTTTTACATATGCTTTCAGGGGAGATATTTGATATGATCCAAGATCTTTTGATGCAGATATCCCGTTATAAGTTACTTCACCTCGATTGAAAAGTCCGTTGTTTCCTTTTAAATCATTTAAAGTTTCTCTTACTGTAATACTTGGAGATTTTATATAATAATCTCCAGACTCTTCATATGTTCTTCTTGCAAATTCGTCCTCTATAAAATTATAATCTGTTTTTTGAGGTACTGTTTTAACAGACCCATTTTCTACTTCCATTAATGTGATAAAATTTTCTGCTTTAGTAGAACTCAGAGCAATTTTACTTGCAATTGCTCTTATGGAAAGTCTATCAGCACCGGGAGACGTGTAATTAGAAAATCCTTTTGAGTTATCTGTTAAACTTAAGTCATCGTCTGGAGTAATAATATCTTCGAAAATTTCAAACCCAACTCTGTAACTAGGAGTATTTGAATACTGATCTAATAATATTGTCTGCTCTTGAACTTTTACAAATCTACCTCTTAAATAGTAAACCCCTTCATATATGGTGATAGCAGATCCAATTGAATTCGGATTTGTAGAAATTGTAGTTGCAAATCCTTGACCTGCTTGAATTAAAACCCTTTGTTGACGATTTAAAGTACTATCTCTATTTAAATTTTCTTCTAATATTAATACTTCACCGGAAGCAAATCCCTGATAACTTCCCGTTTGATAATCTGAACTTAAAAAATTAACATATAAAGTATTATTTCCTCTTTCAGAATTGGTAAAATCTAAAGCTGCAACAACTTTTGCTCTTATGCCTGAGGATTGCCCCCTTATAGTCTTACCTAAAAGATATGGAAGATATGTTAAAACACTAATACCCAAATATTCTAATTGAATTTCTACCGCATTAAAATTTTCATTATAATTAACTCCACCTGGAATTACAACCGAACCTTCTTTAAAGAAATGATTTCCTAAAGATTCTATTTGATTTTGAAGAGTTGATTGTAAAGTTGTTAACTCTCTTGCTTGAAGAGGATATCCTGGTTTAAATAAAACCTGATAGTAATCGCTATTTTTGTCAAAATCATCAAAATAAGGGGAGACGTTGAGATTAGTTTCCTGTGGCATAATTCGTCAGAATTGCAAAATGACTTTGATATCTTCTTTTTGATTTTGAGACCTAGTTATTGAAGGTCTATTGTCAACATATAGTATGTTTCCAGAATATTTTTTTACTTCTGGATTAGAAATTCCTGAAGTGAATGATTGTCCTAGGTAATATGTTCTATTATTTATTTGAGTTGAAACACCACTAAAATTAGTATCAACATTCAGTGTCAAAGATCCACCAGTAATATTTAGAGATCCCCCTGTTCCAGGACTAGCACTAAATTGATTTAAATCGAATCCATATGTTGGCGAAGAGTTTTGAGTTCCATCAGTATTAAATCCGACTAAAGATCTATCTTGCCAATATTTTAAAACTCCAGTTGTTGAATCATATGAAACAACTCTACCTACAGTTGTAGACCCCGTGGAAACTGTTTGATAAATTTTCGAATCTCTTGTAAATGATGCAATTTTATAATCGTCTTCTGATCCTGGCAGTCCAATAAGTTTTAGAGCAGAAACTGCACTTACTTTACTTAAGTCTAAAATTGTGTTAGAATTATATACCTGTGGATTTTGAACGATACCAACTCTGGCTATTTGGTTTCCAATAACAAAGTCTGGATTTTGTGTATCATTTTCAATTCTAGAATAAATTAGAACATTATATGCTCCTAATTCTCTATAAACATCTGCTCCATGTCCACCTTTTGGTGGAATAATAACGTCAAAAGTTGGTGAAGTTGTACCAGTAGGTACGTTCCCACCAATTAAGTCAACAGAACCATAAGTATATCCAGATCCTCCATTTGATACAGAAATAGAACTTACTTTAGAATCACTCCCAACAACAATCGTTGCTTTAGCTCCGGTTCCGTCTCCTTTAATTGGAACCTCGCTATAAGTTCTATTAGCAGTTCCTAAACCAACACCTCTGTTTGTAACAGTAATTATTTTGAGTTGCTCTGATGTAGCAGCATTTTCTCTAACTGAAGCATTGTCCTCGTCAGTTTGCCAGTTTCTAGGAACAGGCATAAAATTGATGGAATCAAATTTTACAATTTCACTGGGTTTGATTGTGTAGAGATATTTCCAAATATAACCATCACCACTTATTCCAGCAGTTCTTGGTTCTAAATCTGTAAAAGTTGGTTCATCGAGTGAAGATTTTCCCTCAGGATTTTCTGGATCTATACCATTATATAAACAAATATAAACTTTATAATCACTATTTACAACATAAAAATTTGCAGAATATAAACTTGTAGCTCCTGATGGTTTAGATGTATTAGTTCTACTGATATCGTGTCTATACATATCATAAGTTGTTCCTGAGGTCCAGGTAATTTTTCTTATGACCTGTCTTACATCACTATCAGTTATTTTTTTGAGGGCAATCATAGTGTCCCAATAATCATTCTCCTGATCAAAATTATCTTTAGGAGCAGGAGGACTTACGTCCCAGTTAGAATCATAATCAGTTGCATTTGGTAAAGCAATAAAAGAATAAAAAGAATTATCTGTTGTAGTTGCAGCCGCAACAAAACTTTTAGCGTTTAAAATTCTTAACTGATCAGTTATAATTGCAGACATTTTACAGAGTTTTTTTATCTATTTATGAGTTATAACTAAAATACTTAAGAGGATTAATCCTTTCGACAGTTGGGGATGTAGATATTCCAGATATTCCGTTTTTATTGGAAATAAATTCTTTAGCGTCAATTCTAGTATTTAAATTAATTTTGCCCCAACTATATCTTCCATAGAAATTACTGTACCCAAGTCCGGTCAAATTATTATATGAAGTTAGGTTGACTGTTACTTTAGCAACTTGAGTTAATCCAATTCCTAATACACTTGTTGTTCCTATGGAAACAGAAGATGCATAGTAAATATTATCTAAGAACGAAGTTCCAACTCCAACAACAGAATTTGATGAGTTTAAGGAAGTGACACCATTTCCAACATTTGACTCTGATATTATAAAGTAAAATCCAGTTTGGATACCACTAATAGTAATTGCTGTTCCAACTATTGAAGAATCTCTTAGGAAAGAATCATTTGGTATATAAAAATCAAAAACGAGAGCTGTAGAAGCGATTCCGATTGAAGTTGTATTAATTCCCGAAATAATACCAAAATCACCACTAAATGAAGATGCAGTCACATTTTCTATATTTTTGGATGATGAGGGACTCTCAATCAATACAACAGGAGGAGTTGTTGAAGTATATCCAGTGCCTGGATTTGTGATAATAATTGAAGAAACTGTACCTCCCACAGAAATTGTTGAAGATGCTTCAGATCTTTGCGTTGTTCCCAAACCAACTGGATTTTCTATAGTTACTGTCGGTGAAGTTGTATATCCAACTCCTCCATCGGAAATAACAATAGAACTTATTGTTCCAAGTCCAGACACCACTGCCGTGGCCGAAGCTGAAACCAGTGTTTTTTGAGATACTATCTTAAGTTTTCCAATAAAGGAAGACGATGTATTTTCTTTTGAACTATCAAAGAAAGTCTTAACACTTTCGACAAAAAGTATATTTGTAGTTACGCCAACATCAGCAATTATATTTGTTGTGGGTTGAATCAATGGTTCATAAGAAGTTCTATCTTTTGTAACTGGTTTACCGTCAATAAATTTATCTTCGGTTTGTCTACACCAAGTTACAGATTTGACAA